CGGGAATTTAACCACATGGTTTTTCCTTATTTACAGCTATTAACAATGAGTGGTTGCGTGTTTTACATTAGTGTGGTTACTCCTAACACACACAGTCAACCTGACAAACGTGCTGCATGAGTGGCCCTTTGCCCATCTCATGTACACGTAGTGTCTGGATCTCTGCTACAAGCGCACAAAGGTCTCCGTGACTGAAACCATAATGTGTACTGTAGTACGCTGTGACGTCATCTGGGGTTGTGGTCCCCTCAGTTGGCGCGGTATAGCTATACCGATTTACAGAGTCGTATGTTCGGACGACCTTTCCGCTCCCTAGCTGTCGGGAGATTGTGTCATAAAGGGCGAACAGGGTCGGGTCGATGGCTGAATAATGCCGCACGACCTCCATGACTCCACGTCCCCATGACAGCTGGTTTTCTGGCGTTCGGTCCACCCGATCCCACCCAAGCTTCCCCAGAAACTTGCCAATCTTCGGCACCAATATAAACGTCCCGTTGGCGGGGAAGAAGCGGGAAGAGCAGAACTCGGCAGTGAGCGGGTCGTAGCGGACGACAACCTCGCACTCCATGCCTAGTTCTGCGTACTTCGCTTCAATGCCCATTGACCCTCCTAGCCGCTTGAGCTCAGCGGTAGTCGTCACAGTGACACTATCGTCGCCGCAAATCAAAGTAACCCAAGTCCGTTCTGCTCCGTGGACATGATATTTCATTGCTGCATTGACGATGCTGTCACCCACAGACGTGTCAGGCCAGCCGGACTGCATTGTGTATGGAACGGAGTATCGCGTTCCAAGGGACGTCTTGCCTTTAGAACATGGGCTCCGCATCAAATGCTTCACGACATGTGGTGGCAACGTTCTGGCGTAGTAGAGTTCAAGCAGGGCAAAAGCGCCACGGGTCATATGTTCATCGTAGCGGGACTCATCGTCCTCCACAACTACCACATACTCGCCTGGTGCGCACATTGCCTCTATTGCCTCTAACGCCAACGAATACGCATCACCGATTTGATTCGCATTGAGCCCACTCGTGTACACGATCTGCCTTCCAGCGCGTATGTCGCCTACCCAATTGTGTTTACTTGGCCGCACAGAGGACCGAAAATGTTTGGCCAGTTTACGTATGTACGGGCTACAGGCCATGGTCAATTCAGCTGGCCCACCTTGTATCATGCGGGGGTCCTTGTGCTTAGTGATGTGGTGAGAACTCCGCATGGTGAGTTCTTGCTTTATGAAACTCTTGGCGGTGGTCTGCTGTTTCATTTCATACCCATCAAGCTCCATTGCCCGAAAGTCTCGTTGTTTGTGTGGGGGAAATGTAGAGACCCAGTCGTCGAAGGGGACTGGGGTCACGACAGGCTCCATATGGCTCAACAGCCGAGGCAGCTGGTCGATACATAGCCCTGCCCAAGCACACAACACAGACTCACGCCGTGAGTGCTGTGGCAACAGCTTACCAACACGGCCCTCTAACGAAAGAATTTCGTTGTGGACACAATTCCTATACACATCCGCGTAGAAACCATCAACACCCCACAATGATCTTGCTCCGAATTTCTCGTCGCAGGGCTCATCCTTTGCCACAGCTGTACAGTTGCGCTTCTCAACATACTCGGATTGTGTCAACACACGATCATGCCGTTGCTCCTGAGTGCAAACGGCGCCAACGACATTCAACTGGAGATCGTACCCAGACAGGAACGTCACTGAGTTAAGAGCTGCGTGGGCCAAGACGGCGTTTGGTCGGGGCAAAAATAACAGCATAGAGTGCGCCGTGAAAGAATACAGCAAGCGCGTCGCGAAACGCCTCCACAGCCACCTTCTACGTCGCCTCTCTGCTAGTACAGACTCGACCAAAGAGATCAGTCCGACAAATCCAAATGCAAACTTCGTGAAACTCAATCGAAATTTTGCATCTGATGCTTCACGGATGATGGTCGTCTTCCTCAGCCACCCGTTCGCAACTCTTGGGAGATCACAGGCCAATGGCGAGTAGTTTGTGAGCCGCTCAGCCACTACAGTCGTCTTGACTTCAAGGTGCTCTTTCGGCAATGGTTGTGGGATGCGGACCTGCCAGCTCTTGGGGTAGCTGAGTTCTCCGCTCAGGATTGGTGACACAATTAATCGAATGTCGTCGGTCTCTGGGTGAAGCAACCGCGTGAATGATGATGCCTGGGAAAAGCCCTGCTGGATCCCCTCTTGGCCGTAATCATACACATGGCTGCACAATGGTGGCGATGTGGTTGGGTAGAGTCGGAATATGCAGTGCTTAATAGACTCCTCGACAGCTGCATACGAAAACACCCTGAGCAACCCGCACGTTGGGTACAAGAACTTCCGTGCCCAATGACTCGCCCGCCTCGAGCAGATTGGGGACTTCTCCAAATCGCTCAAACGCTGCATAGGTGTATCCCCCTCCAAATCGGCTTCGGTCGTAAACATCGGTGACCCATGGTACACCCTTTCCCTCAACAGTTCCCTGGACGAATGATCAGCTTGTGGTGTCCCTGCCACAGAGTCAAACAAAACATCAACAATCGACTCAGAGTACGGGCTCATTCTCCGATCAAGCGCGGCTCCGATGCGTTCATCAAGCGCCTGACGTTCGGCGGTTTTCACTATCTTAGCGACCCTCGGTCCCAATCCATAACCCAGCTTGGCAGCAACGGAGTGCCTGAGCCTATTTGACAACTTGGCCACGTACGCCGTTCGGTCGGCTCTGCTGTCCAAATCCTTGTTGCTCAATAAAGTTGAAGCGATGGCCTCTGACTCCTTTAGAACAGCTGCAATCTCGGGTGTATCATCCTCAACCGGCTCAAGGACAATTGGCACAGACGGGGCTCCGGAAGACGGCCGTCCAGAGAGTAGCCGTAAAATAGCACGCGGGAAGCTCATAAAAACAGATGGGGGAATAATAACGGGGTCTGGAGAGAAATGCACCGACTTCGCCTTAGACAAAGGGATTTGCGGTGGTTGTCGTGTTTGATGGGGTGTTTGGAAAGAAACCAACGGCGGGGATGGCGGTGGCAGGATTGGCGTTTGCTGTGTCGTCGAGGACGCTGCGGCTGCCATGGACGCTAATAATGATGCCTGGGATGGTGGCACTGGCAACTTTGTGGCGTTGGTCACGTTGGTGTCATCGACATGCTTCGAATCGATAGAGTCGCCTAAGGTCACAGCATCTCGCTCCGACTTGCATGTCGGGCAGATGTCGCTAAACCCGGGTGATCCACACAGATAGCAGCATGGGGTTCGGTCGGCGACCTTAGGTGTCTGCCCACGGCTACGGCACGGCCGGCACGGATCTCCAGACCCCGTGGATCCGCACAGGGTGCAGCAAGTCCGCCTCCGCTGTTCACACAAGTCACATGGGTCGCCCATTGCCTGTGTTCCACACCACCTGCACTGCTGTTTCAGGCGGCCACTGTCACTAGATGCACTCTTTTCATCGGGCGAGCCTGCTGGCAATACTGTTGTTGCTGGACTACGCATGTCGCGCACTGGTTTCCCTCCGGCATCAGCCACATTGCTGCACTTCTCATCCTTCGCTGCACCCTCACGACACTGTGTCGTCCCACCAAAATTGAAGACGACTGACGGGCTCGACTGGTCAGAAGCAGCCCTTACCCTAGAGGCATGGTATTCACTAGAGCAAATCCGCTCTAGTCCAGTGTGGTAATGCAAAGCATTCATACACAACAGCGGGAACTCATATTTACACTGTTCAAGTGTTACGGTTCGCCCTTTCTTCTCCTCAGGCTTCTGCATGTTCTTCTTATCGTCCGGTTTCTTTTTGTGTAAATGGGTATCCCTGCAACACATAAGACCTTGGTCACATTCGAAGATCTTGGGTTGGTCACGTCCTGATGGGGCCGCCAAATCGTCAGTGCCAGTCTGTTCTCCATTAGCTCCGTTGATTTGTGACGGCACGGGCGGGTTCTGTCGCTCATAGTCGGCTAGACTTAAGTAGTGCCCTGTCTCGGCCACTGAATTAGTATAACGGATCGTTCGAGCGTTCCAACCACCTGCCGCCGCGACCTGTTGAGCAACCTGTTTCCCAAACGGCTCGGATCGCCCAAACCAGCAATAAGTATTCGGTGTCCCCGTCACTGGGAACACAGACATCGCCGGCCACGCCCACCCAAGCCTAGCCTTGGCATTCAAGGCCGCTCGAGCTGAATCGCCTGACATTACGAATCCCGCTGGGTTCACGTTTGCGAGGTCATCGGTTGCGGTGTACTCACCCTGTGGTCCATTAATCTGTCGTCTACGGATTTCACGCCCGGTGGCTCCTTTCCGGATCTCGGATAGCGGACCACTACATTTCTCCTCAACGACCACAGGTAGCTTTACCCAAGCCGGCTGATTGGTTTCATCGGCGGGCAGGTGCAACGCGATCCGCTGTGCATCCGACGGCGAATAAGTGGCGCGCTTCTTAGGCTTGGGTCCAAGGAGGGAGATTGATGTGATCGCCGGTGTCGATCCGTTGAATATGTTCGGATTCAGCTGCGTAATCAACAGATCACCGACTGCGTCGTCAGCGAAAATCGAATCCACAACTGAAATGCTAGGTGGGATCAGCTCAGTGCCACCCCCAATATATTTAAAGGATCCAACTAGAATGGTTGACGCTACTCCGTTGGGACTCGGTCCATATCCTGGCGCCTGCACGTTGAACGACCCGTCAGAAGCATACCCAACCCGTCCCCACAAATTGAAGACCTCAAAGCCACCGCCAATTTGGAAACACTGTCCAATGGCTGGAAAAGGAGACCAACTGCTCTGGCCGCCCCCAAACCCCGTGTTCACAGGAGAGGTGTTGTTTGTGGCCGGGGCGGTCACTAAAACAAGAAACACTGATCCAACTTGGGTAGTTAGAGGGAACTTGATTTGGTGCCACTTGCTATCGTCGCTGATCTCAACACCCACTGAATTAAACAACGGCTGTGTCGCGTCGACAGTGTCATCTATGGGCTTGAGTGGGTACCCGCCCCCACCGAAAGACGTTTCGAGATTATACAAAGCAGTGCTAATCAATGTGGGGCCCTGTAGAGCGCGGGGCTGCAGCAACTCAATGTCAAACTCAATCCAGATCTCGGCAGCTCCGGCATAGGTCGTATTGGCCCCCTCAGTGGCTATTAACAATGTCCCAAGCTTATACAGGGAGAAGTCGGGAGGACTCATCCCTGAAGTCAGAATCCGCAGCGGCAAGGATTGCGTGAGAGCCGTCGCGCATTCAATTGCTACTATTAGATTCTCTGACGGCTTGATTGAACCAGCCCCATCAGTGTTGAGAACTCCCTGCATGTTGACAGGCAGTGGCGCGTAGACATCATACACCGCCACAACGCCAACCGTTCCCATGCTAGGGTTTCCCTCCGCCACGGCGTTCGCTGACGTGCTCTTTATGGTTATGACCATACCCAACGGCTTCCACTTCTGATAGTTGGCCGCTATGGCATGCAGCCACGGGAAAGTGGTAGGGTCAGTCACGTCCAAAGAATAGGTGATGAGGTTGAAGCCAGTTGTCATTGTCAGGTTGCCGATGTACTCACTGTGTTTGAACCGTGAGTTCCCGGGTCCAAAGCTAACTGGCGACGTCGATGTGTGACTAGTCGGTCCTAAATCAAGGAGTGAATTTTCGGCGATGGCCCCATCCAAATGCGGGCCCATTACAGTATAATCTCCACTGCCCATGATCTTGTTCATAAGATAGTCGGACGCTTTGCCAGCCATCTTGCCAGCCATTTCGCCAAACTGGCCTCCGAGGTCACCGCCGTAGTATTGTCCAGCCATGTGGCCACCCATAGCTCCAACCATCTCACTGAAGCCTGCTTCGCTTTCAGGGCCGTTACGCACCTTCTCCTCGTGTAAGGCCTTTGCTGCACGCCCGTTCGGCTTTCGATGTGCCTCCTGAACAAACGCAGCGACCTTCTTGCGAATAGCTGGTGCTTCCCTATTATAAGATGGCTGAATACCTTTCTTAATGGCGGACTTGACTGCTTTGCGAGTCGACTTCTTCTTAGTGGACGGTTTCCTTCGAGGAGTGGACCCTCTCCTCTGCTTACCACCCCGGCCTTTGCCACCTCCAACTCCCCCGCAAGCTAGTGCACACGCTTCACACTCTCCTAGATGTTCTATCAAGGAGATCGCGGGCGGCAAAACTAATCCAGTCTGCACATAGTCCCTTGAGAACCATGTCGGGATAGTGAATCCCGCGACCGAATTTGCTGCCGGCTTGTAGACCAGCTTTTCACACGGCGGCCGATCGTGCTCATCGATCGAAACCAAAGTGTCGGGTGGGTTGTCATCACACCACGTATTTAGAGCCCCGTCAGGCTCTCGACTTAAACCAATCGAGTGGTCATCACGGGAATCGTGGACCCCAGAAGGGGAATTTGCTGGAGTAAAGCTCCCAGCTAAGCCTTGTTGTCCCTCCGCAAGACAACTGCAACTTTTTTGCACAGCTCCGTAGATGTGCAGGTCAGACCTCGGATTATCCAACCTTGTTTCCGCATAGGCCGTAAGTTGTTCACGGTCATTTACACTATGCGTACCCAACCGGGGCTCCCCCCCGAGTGCAGTGGGAGACGAACTTTAGGGTGACTAGCCCTTGCGCACTAGT